GCGATGCGTGCATTGGCCGAGGCTGAGTTCGAACTCAATGCGTCGATTCCGGATGCGAATGCCGTCCCGACGCGCGTTCCTACGTCGGTTCCGTCGCTCATGCGTCGCGTCACGAGCGATCCGACCGATCCGCGCCTGACGCACGGTGCCGACGTGCAGCCGACCGGTCAGGCGGAGGTTTACCTTGTCCTGACGGACGAAGAGCGGTCCAAGGGATTCGTGCGGCCCGTGCGTCGCTCGTACCGGCATGCCACGTGCGGCGCCGTTACCACCATGGGTATCGCGATTGCCGAGACGTACGCGCGCGATCCGAAGTTCTACGGTGCGACCTACTGCTGTGTGTGTCAGATGCATCTGCCGCTCAGCGAGTTCACGTGGGACGGCACGACCGAGGTCGTCGGTTCGTGAAGCAGCAACAGATTGACGTCATGCTCGAAATCCCCATGGGTGAGGACGATATCGAGCAGGCCCGGCGCGAGGAGTTCTGGCGCGAGGGCATGGAGTACATGCGAGAACTGGCCGACCAGAAGGCTCGTGCGGTGGGCGGTCATGTCGTGACCGATCGTCCGCCGGAGATACTCGAACCGCGATACGCGGACCGTGCGAGTGCGCTGTATGTGGGCGGGTCACAACATGTTCTGCTGTGGGCATCGCGCTGGTGGGTAGAGGTGCCAGAATCGTTCGATGTCCACACAGCCCGCACCACCTGACGAGTACCGGATCGATTTTCCGGTCCTTTGGGTCGCCCTGGAGTGGATCGAGCAGCACTGCGTCATCCCGGATGGCTTCCACAAGGGTAATCCGTTCATCCTCGCGGACTGGCAGTCGTGGGTGTTCGCGAACCACTACCGGGTCAAGCCGAACGCCCCCCAGCGCACCAATGAACTTCCCCTGATCGGCGCTCCCGCCTTCTACTACCGGCGTTCCCAGATCGTGATGCCGCAGAAGGCCGGTAAGGGCCCCATGACGGCTTCCCAGGTGTGCCTCGAAGGCATGGGTCCGGCCTTGTTCGCCGGATGGGCGCAGGGTGGCGAGCGCTACGACTGCCGGAACTACGGGTGTGGCTGCGGCTGGATCTACGAGTACCAGCCGGGTGAGGCCATGGGCGGACTGTGGCCGACTCCACTCATTCAGATCACGGCCTACTCGGAAGAGCAGACCTTCAACGTCTACGGCGCCTTCAAGCCGATGGTGGAAGGTGGCCCCCTTGCTGATGTCGTTCTTCGTATCGGTGAAGAGTTCACTCGGCTTCATGATGACGGACGCATCGACACTGTCACTTCTTCAAACCAGTCTCGTCTTGGTCAACGCGTTACTTTCGTTCCGCAGGATGAGACCGGGATCTGGCTCGTCCAGAACAAGATGGACAAGGTCGCGACTACTCAACGCCGAGGGCTTGCCGGTATGCAGGGCCGGAGCACCGAGACCACGAACGGGTGGGATCCGGCAGAGAACTCGGTAGCCCAGAAGACGTCCAGCGCGGCCCTGCGCCGTCCCGACATCTTCGTGCACCACCCGCAGGCCCCCAAGCACCTTTCGTTCGCCAACAAGCGCGAACGGCGCCGGATCTTGCGGTACGTCTACCGTGGCTGTCGGTGGATCGACCTCGACTCGATCGAAGCCGAGTTGCTCGAACTGATGCTGGAGGATCCGGCTCAGGCTGAGCGGTTCTTCGGTAACCGTATCGTTGCGGGCAAGGGCGCGTGGCTTCCCGACGGACTGGTGGAGAAGCGGACGATCCAGCGTGATTACCCGGCGAAGGGAACGTCCGTTGCGCTTGGGTTCGATGGTTCCGACTCGGACGACTGGACCGCGATCCGCGCCGAGACGCAGGACGGCTACCGCTTCACGCCCACGTACGGCACGGACAAGAAGCCGACCTACTGGAACCCTTCGGAGTCGCATGGGCTCATTCCGCGCGATGAGGTCATGACCGCGTTCTCAGATCTGTTCGAGTACTTCAACGTGCGACGTGTCTACGGTGACCCGAAGGACTGGCAGACCGAACTGGGAACCCTGGCCCTGAAGCATGGCGAAGAGATTGTCCTCGTGTGGCCCACGTACAAGATTATCCCGATGCACAACGCGCTCGTACGCTCCTGGAACGACTTGAAGACTGGCAAGTCTTCGTTGTCCGACGACAAGGTTGCGGCGGAGCATTTCGCCAACTGCCGGAAGATGCCCAAGCCGTCAGATCGCTACATCCTCGCGAAACCGGACCCACATCGCAAGATCGACATCGCCATGGCCGATACCCTCGGGCACGAGGCGGCTGCGTCCCTTACTGAGGAGAAGAAGTGGGGGGCGCCGTCGCGCTACACGCGAGCGGTGGGTGCGACGTACGTCCACTGAGAAGAGGGAGCCTTCGTGGCCGGTCCCGCCAGGCAGATCCTGGTCCCCGAGAGCCCCGAGTGGTGGGTCCACCGGCTCTGGCTCCAGTTGATGGCCCGCAACGAGATGGCCGACTTCTTCGACGACTACTACACCGGCCAGCATCCTCTCCCGTGGCTGAACGACGACGCGGAGGACGAGTTCCGCGAGATCCTGCACATGTCTCGCTCGAACTACTGCGGTCTCGTCATCGACGCGATGGTCGAGCGCATGATGGTCGACGGCTTCCGAGTCGGATCCCCCATGCGCCGGAGTTCCAACATGCCTGCCATCGGCGGCGTGAATCGTCCGATCGACCTCAACACCGGCGACCCGCTCCAGGCTGACGACGACTCGTGGCGTATCTGGACCGACAACAACATGGACAGCGAGTTCGATAAGGGCCTGCTCGAAGGGGCCATTACCGGCGCGTCCTACATCTCGGTCGTTCCGAACAAGAAGGACCCGTCGACTCCCATTATGTCGATGGAGCACCCGACGCAGTGCATCATCGAGTTCGTTCCCGGTACCGGCCGACGTGAGACTGCTGCGGCGCTGAAGGTATACGACGACGACTGGACCGCGACGGTTCATGCGGTGCTGTATCTCCCGGACGGCCCCGATGGTCGCGTGAACATCTACAAGTTCAAGCAGTCACGTCCCTCGACGCAGCGTCCGTACATTCCGCTGTCGGATCTGGAGACGCGCATCAAGTTGCAGCAGTTGGTACGCCCCGAGTGGGAAGAGCGCGAGGTGACGGGCGAGAACTGGCCCGCCCCGACAGACTTCGACGAGATCCCCATCTGGGAACTCCCGAACAACCCTCGGCTTCTGACGGGCGGACGGTCCGAACTCGAAGACGTTACCGACATTCAGGATCGCATCAACAAGACGCTCGCCGACCGGCTCGTGACGCAAGACTATGGTGCGTTTCCGCAGAAGTGGGTGTCCGGCTGGCCGACCACCGACACGAAGGGCAATCCGCAGCCCCAGATCGAGACGGGTCGGAACCGCATCGTCACGACCGAGGTGGTTGAGACGCAGTTCGGTCAGTGGGCCGCCGCAGCGCTCGATCCCTACAGCAACGCCAAGCGTGAGGACGTCAAGGACATCGCATCCCGTACGCGCACGCCCGCTCAGTACCTGCTCGGCGAGATGAACAACGTCAACGGACAGACCCTGAAGGCATCCGAGAGCGGTCTGGTCGCTAAATGCCGTCAGCGCATGCGTAACATCGACGACCCGCTGGAAAGGTCTCAGAGATTCGCTCGTCGGCTCGCAGGTCTGCCGATGCAGCCCGGCCTGACCGTCGAGACCATCTGGCGTAACCCGGAGCATCGGACTGAAGGCGAACTGGTCGACGCGCTCACGAAGATGGCCACCCTCGGAGTTCCGCAGGAAGTTCTGTGGGAGCGGTGGGGAGCGACTCCTCCCGAGATCGCCAAGTGGAAGGCCATGCAGGACGACGCGGCCCGGCGCGCGAATGCGACCGACCCCACGCAGATCCTCGCGGCTCGTTACCGGAACCTCGCTGGCGTTCCAGCGCCCGTCCCCGGTTCCCCGGTCCCGGCCGGGGGCGCTCCCGGTGCCGCTCCCGGCAAGAACCCCACCAACAACTTCGGCAGCGGCAAGCCGGGTCAGCCAGGCGTCCCCGGCAAGCCCGGTCGGCCGGGTAAGAACGGTCGCCCCGGCACGCCGGGCGGAGGTAGGACGCCCGGTTCCACCGGCACCCGCACCGCCGCGAGCGCATGACCGTTACCACCACGACTCAGCCGACCCCAGCCGAACAGGTCGTAGTCGAGGCGCAACAGCACCAGGCCAGCCAGGCCGCGCTCACAGCCGCCACGGTGGCGGCCATTCTCGCGGTGTGGGCACAGATGGACGCCCACGACTGGTACGGCTCCTGGTGGACGCGTGGGCTCGGTGAGCGGGTGTACGTGTTGCTCTCGATGGCTCAGGAGTCGGTCGCGAGCGAGGCTCACGGCTTCGTCTCGACGTCGCTGGACCTGATCGGTGCGCCGGGGGAGATTCCGACCATCGTGCCGCACGCTTTCGCCGGGATTGCCTCGGACGGTCGAGATCTGGAGACGCTGCTTGCGGGCGCTCCCATCCGAGCGCTCCAGAAGACCCGCCAGGGCGCGCCGCCCGCCGTGGCATCGGCTTCC